TTACGCGACCAAATGAACAATTACGCTGACGACTTAGCAACTGGTCAGTGCACGACTTTTGATCAATATCAAAAACTTTGCGGGGTGATTTCGGGTCTAGCCATCGCAGAGGGTCTTTTACTTGACCTGCTAGAAAAGGTAGAAAAACAAGATGAGTGATTTAATACTTCCAGATCGGTTCAAAGCTGAAGTGCAACCCATTTCCGCCCCACCCGAGAAAACAGAAGAGAAAACACAAATGTTGCCTAACCCAGTCGGGTACAAGCTTCTATGTGGTGTGCCGAAAGTTTCAACAAAACTAGATGGTACAGATCTTGATCTTGAACGTCCTAGCGAAATTGTCAGACAAGAAGAACAAGCAACCACTGTGTTATTTGTTTTAAAAGTCGGCGTTGACGCATATCAGGACAAAACAAAGTTCCCTAACGGACCCTGGTGTAAAGAAGGTGACTTTGTGATGGTTCGTACCTACGCAGGTACGCGTTTCAAAATTTATGGCAATGAGTTCAGGTTCATCAATGATGACCAGATCGACGGCGTTGTAGATGACCCCCGCGGAATTACCCGTGCTTAAAAGGAAAAACAATGGCAGAATTTAAAGGCGAAGATTTCAAGTTCCCTGATGAAGTCGAAGCAGAAGATAAGGGAAAAGCACAAGATATACAAAACGACGATGACTTTGATATTGAAGTCATTGATGACACACCAGAGCGGGATAAAGGTCGTAAGCCTTTAGATCGTGAAGTAGCCGATCCAACTGATGAAGAAATTAATCAGTACACCAAAGGCGCACAAGAAAGAATTAAAGAACTCACGCATGCAAGGCACGATGAACGTCGCGCTAAAGAAGCTATGGCGAGAGAAAAAGAAGAGCTAGAAAGACTGGCTCAACAGATATACGAAGAAAATAAACGCCTCAAACAGTATGTCAATACAGGTACTGAACAGTACACAGCAATGGCTAAGACAGCCGCGGAAGCGCAGCTTGAAAAAGCCAGAAGTGACTACAAAAAAGCACAAGAAGCGTTTGACACAGATGCCATCATTGCCGCACAAGAAGCACTAACTGTTGCAAAAATGCGTGCAGAAGAAACAAAAAATTTCAAGCCAACCCCTTTACAAGAAGAGAAAAATGAGGTATATTCGCCTCAACAACAAGTCCAACAGTCTTACCGTGATGAAAAACTCTTGCGCTGGCAAGCAAAAAACCAGTGGTACGGACAACCAGGATTTGAAGATATAACCAGTTACGCACTAGGACTGCATCAAAAACTAGTGAATTCGGGGGTAGACCCACGTAGTGATGAATACTACTCGGCGATAGATTCCCGCATCAAGAAGACCTTTCCGGACATGTTTGGAGAGGCGACGGCTACAACGCCTGCTGATCCTCCAACAAAGAAAACACCATCAGTTGCCGCACCCGCGTCACGATCTTCTGGAACAAAGAAGATTCAACTTACAACCACGCAAATTGCGTTGGCAAAGAAGTTTAAGATGGACCCTAAAGTGTATGCAGCTGAAGTTTTAAAATTGGAGAAATTAAATGGCTAATAGTAACAACCGTACCCCCCGTGAACTAACAACACGCGAAGATGAAGCTAGATGGGTGTATACACCTTCTAGTAAGTTGCCCGATCCAACACCTGTACCTGGGATGTCTTTCCGATGGATTGCTACCCATGTTATGAGTATTGCAGACCCGACCAATGTGTCTAAAAAACGCAGAGATGGCTGGGAACCTGTTAAGGCAGCTGACCATCCTGAACTCATGCTTGATGGTAACGCCAATGGTAATGTGGAAATTGGAGGCTTGATGTTGTGTCAAATGCCAACCAGCCGCGTACAAGCAATGGATGATTACTATCAAAAGCAAAACAGAGCGCAGATGGATTCTGTGGATAACAATTTCTTGAAAAACCAAGACCCACGCATGGCGACCTTGTTCTCCGAAAGGAAATCGACAAGTTCAAGAGGCTCAAGTTTTGGAGCTGGTGTTAATTAATCTTAGGAGTTTTTAAATGGCATATCCTATCGTTCCTGCAGCTTACGGTCTAAAACCCGTAGGTTTGGCTGGTGGTAGAATGTACGCTGGTTCTACCAGACTCATTCCTATCGCTTCTGGCTATGGCTACAACATGTTTGACGGCGATGTCGTTACAGCAAGTGGTGGTTCATTAGTTGTTACAACTCTTGGCGCAGCGTCTTCACCTGTTGCCGGTACTATCGGTGTTTTTGTTGGCGCTCAATACGTCAACTCAATGAGCCAAACAGTCCGCGCACAGTTTTACGCAGCTAACACAATCACTAACACAATCTACGGACCTAACAGTCTCCAAGGTTATGTTATTGATGATCCTTTAGCTGTGTTCCAAGCTGCTGTGCTCACACAAGGTACATCTTCTGTATCTAACACACCTGGCGCTACTATCGGTTATGTAAACCCATCTTTCATTGGGTCTAACATGTACTTGGTAACAAACGGTTCTAACGGTGGATCAGCTTCTGGTAACACTACAACTGGCGACTCAGCAATGGGCTTGACTGGTGGTGTTGTTACTTCTGGTACACAAGGTAACACACGTGTTACTTCTTCAGCACCTTTCCGTGTTGTTAACGTAGTTCCAGATACAGCAGTTACTGTTACAGCCACAAGCGGTACAGCAACTTCTTCTAGTGCAACACTAACAACGACAACTTCAAATACCGCTATTAGCCCCGGTATGCAGTTGATTATTCCAGGTGTTACTGGAGCTTTGGCAAGCAACTTCCTCACTGTGACTAACGTAAGTGGTACAACTTTAACATTGTCTGCTTCAGTTACTGTTCCAGCAGGATCAGCTTTATCTTTCGTTGGTTACCCAGAAGTTCAAGTTCAGTGGAACTTTGGCTATCACGGTTACTTAAACGCAACAGCAGCTTAATTAAGGAGCACATAAATGGCTATTTCACGCGCACAACTATTGAAAGAGTTGCTTCCTGGATTGAACGCTTTGTTTGGTTTAGAGTATGCAAGATACGGCGAAGAGCACAAAGAGATCTATGAAACAGAAACCTCTGAGCGTTCTTTTGAAGAAGAAACGAAACTTTCAGGTTTCTCTGCAGCACCAGTTAAGAACGAGGGCGCAGCCATTGCTTATGACAATGCGCAGGAAGCATGGACAGCACGTTACAACCACGAGACTATTGCTCTTGGATTCTCAATCACTGAAGAAGCGATTGAAGATAACTTGTATGACTCTTTGTCAGCACGTTATACCAAGGCTCTTGCTCGCGCAATGGCTTACACAAAGCAAGTTAAGGCTGCTGCAGTATTGAACAACGGTTACAACGCTTCCATCACTGGTGGTGACGGCGTAGCTTTATTCTCTACCGCACACCCATTAGTTAACGGTGCAACAAACGGTAACACATTCACAACTCCTGCTGACTTGAACGAGACTTCACTAGAAGCCGCCGTTATTCAAATCGCTGCATGGACAGACGAGCGTGGACTTTTGATTGCTGCTAAGCCTAAGAAACTTATTGTTCCCCCATCATTAATGTTCGTTGCTACTCGTCTCTTAGAGACAGAGTTGCGCGTTGGTACAAACAACAACGACATTAACGCGATCAAGAACAATGGCGCGATTCCTGAAGGTTACACTGTAAACCACTTCTTGACATCAACCAACACATGGTTCTTGACAACTGATGTGCCAAACGGTCTTAAGCACTTCGAGCGTATTCCTCTCCAGAATTCAATGGACGGGGACTTCGACACCGGCAACGTACGTTACAAGTCTAGAGAGCGTTACAGCTTCGGCTGGTCCGATCCACTCGGAATCTTTAGTTCATACTAATAGGATTGGGAGTTTCCCGGTCGGAGGGGTCCTCAAAAGGGACCCCTTTTTATTTGTGCTACAATTACCTGTGTCGTAATAAAGGAGTTAATATGGACTATCCAACAACAAGAGAAGAAGCAAAGAAAACCGGTGCTAAGTATTACTTTACGGGGCAGCCTTGCAAACACGGGCATGTAGCATTGCGTAAGACAAAAGGCTCGTGTGTTGAGTGTTTAAAGGTTGAATGGACTAAAGGGAATGAAACTCGCGCAGAATACTTTAAGCAATACAACCAATCCGATGCAGGACAAAAAGCCAAAAAAGATTATTATGCGCGTAATAAGGAACAAGTAATTGCTAGGGCGGCTGCAAGACCTGTAGAGCAACGCAAAATGCACAGAGAAAAATATAAGGCGCAAAACCCAGAACTTTATAAAGCGTTTGTAAGTGTTCGTAGACGCAGACATAAAAACGCAACCCCCAAATGGATTACCCCAGAACAAAAGTTGGCTATGCGCAATTTATATCTTCAAGCGCAAGCATTAACAAAAGCTACAGGTGAACGCTATGTAGTTGACCATATTATTCCTTTAATTTCGCCAGAAGTGTGTGGGTTGCATGTGCCTTGGAACTTAAGAGTTATTACACAAGAAAAAAACCTAATAAAATCAAACAAAATACCTACACAAAATTAAACTTTTACTGTATTGTAGTAGTCACAAATACCCAGTAAGATTGGTTTGCAGCGTCTTGCTGTACCTAATTTTTGGAGAAAAGTATGTTACACGTTGTTATTACGGCAGAAAATGTAGATGAGTTAGCAGATCAATTGTGGGAAGTTTTAGAGCGTATCGAGCAGTTTCTTGAGTTTGATGTAGAAGAAGTTATCGAGTATGATGAAGAAGGCTATTATTACGATGAAGTAGAAGATGAACTATACTGGGTTGACTTCACTACTGGTGAAGAGTTTTTCTATGACGCAGAAGCAGATGAGTGGTTTCCTTGTGACGAAATCGTAGAGTTTGAAGAAGATTTTGTAGAAGACGAGCAAGAAGTAGATTTCGAGTAATATTTTTTGCGGGATGATCTAACATTTAGGATGCCTCATTGATAAAGGGGCCGTCGGAGTTTAAATCTCCGTCCCGCAATTTCT